CGGCCACCGTTGGCAAAGTCAGCTTGGAAGACTGGCCTAGTGGCTGGGAAGTTGTCTGAATATGCCATTGGTGACCTCTCCGTTATTCAGTTGGAGTTTCGGTAGCGTCTGATTCTGGCTCAGTTGCCACCTCAGCAGCATCAGCGGCTTTCTTCGCAGCCCAGTCAGCTTTGACTGCATCAGTGAAAACTGCATTGCAGATGGCTTGGACGTTAGGCTCGGCCTGACTCCAGTCAGAGTCCGGCTGCATCACGCAACGTTCAAACGAGGCGGCGAGTTCGTTGCCGTCTTCGACAACACTAATGCGCTTACGGCATTGAACGGCGTATGGAGGGACAAATTCGATTTTGTCGCAGTATGTTTTCTTCTCAATCATAGTATTATTGGTTGTGGTCCATCCCAGTCTCCGACTGGGGTAAATTGCTTAGTCGTGTCGGTAGGTAACAGTTGCGAAGCTATTCACGCCAAAACTGGTAGCAGTCAGCCACAGTCTGTTCACGTTTGCGGCATAGCAGTTGCCTCGGTCGACGACTGAGGTGTCACTCACGGAGCCCTGTCCGGGGTATCCATTGGTTGCAAAAGGCAAGCCCTCAAGCCAGCCGCTTGTTGCGCTGGTTTTGGATGGGCTTCCACCAAACGTGACCCAGCAAGTTACGAGGTTCCCGACTTTCACATATTTACCCCCCATCGAAGTAGGAGTAACCGTCCAAGTCCCGCCAGCAGTTACGGTGAAGTCGCCAAATTCATAGTCGTCCAATAACCCACCGTTTGTGGCTACAGCTCCTGAACCCGTGGTCGTAGACCCGAAATCAATGCCTACTCCTGAGCCAGCAACTAGGTTGCCCGTGGAGTTAATGGTCCAGTGGGTGACTCCATTTGTGGCGAATACCATAGCGTTCGCCGTATGGTCATACTGAATTTGGCCAGCGAAGCTGCTTGCTCCGGTTCCGTCCGCGAAGAAAATGTTGCCGGTTTTGTTGGTGGCACTTAAAACGGTTAGACCTCGATGGTCTGCCCCATCACCGACAACCAATTGGTTGCTCCAAGCAAACATGTCTGATGGCGAGGATGTCCCGATGCCGACCCTCTGGTCCGAATCGATGGTGATAGCAGTCGTGTTTACGGTTCCAATCTGGAGCTGGTCTGCGCTGTGGTTGTAGACGATTTTCCCAGCAGCACGTTGAGACGAGCTGGTTGTGCCGTCAGCAAAAAACAAGCTACCCGTGCTGCTACTGCCGCTGGCAATCGTCATTCCAGAGGAGCCATCCTCGTCCCCGACAATCAGCTTGTCAGCAACTGCTGAGTATCCAGACCCGACATTACCAACCGAGACATTGTCAGCCTCGACAGTACCAACTGATATGCCCTCACTTGATTGATAGGCCATATCGCCCAGCATGCCGTTCAGCGGAACCTCGTTGGGTGCAGTGCCAACGTCTGGGACTTCGAGGTTGCCTTTAGCGTCATCGAGTGTAGTTGCTCCAGTTCCACCCTCGGTGATTTCTTTAGTCCCATCGACCACCCGGACATAGGCGCTACCATCATAGACAGCTTGGTCGCCGACTGAGTAAACGCCAAACGCAGTTTGGATCACGTAAAAGTCACCTTGAGTCGTGGAGGTAAGATCCCCAGCACTGTTGGCCACACCAACAAAGTTCATGCCCTGAGCCAGTGAGTCTGGGATCTGGGAGGCGCTCAGTTTGTTGTCGGAATCTAGCGTTGCGATGCCGTATGTGGCAACGTCCGCTGCAAAGTCCGTGGAGATCTCGCTCTTTAACTCCGAGTAGGAGAGGCGGCGAGTACCAGCTGTCGAGCTGTCGATGATGAACTCATCTGTATCAGCTGCTGTGTTCGTATTGGGTAGATCTTTTACTCGGATGTTAGCCATGATCAGTCTTTCTGGATAATAAGGTTTGCTCCGTCACTGATTGTGTGACCAGTGCTCGAAACAATGAAAACGGTAGGCGAGACAGCAATGCGACTGGGCGTTGTCATCATCGCAAACAAGGTCATTAGTCTGGCGATCATTCGTGGTACAAGAATGCGTTGCCACTATCGATGGTCACTGACTTGGCATCGATCCTCGGACAGAACCCAGCCGGGATAGTAAGTCCACCACCCGGGAAGTCTTCCAATGCGCCATCATAGCTACTGATAACGACATCGCTGATGGCATAAATGTAATTCCACTTGCCCGTGTATGTGCCAGCGGTGGTAACGACCCGACCTTTTCCTTGAATAAAATCTCTCATAGATCCCAGACCTTTTTGACTTTGGTTTTTGAAAATCGACTGTTCCAACCCTTGTGCTCTGCGCGGTAGTAACCTCGCCGCATCTGCTCCCTCTGATCTGGGAGACTTGCTCCGGTGTGCATCCGAAAGCCCTCGGGCTCTGTGATGCGTTTCCATGTGACGCCCTCATTGACGAACTCTTGAGTGCCCATGGGCTTGTTCGCCTCGATGCGTTCCCCGGCTATGTTTTCAAACGTGTAGGTTGGCATTTAAGGTGGGGGAGGTTGCCCTCCCCCATTGTGTGATATTTACAGCTGCGCTCCTTTGAGCATCGCCAGCATTCCCTCGCGGTCGCTTGGACCCTCGGGTGCTTCCTCACCAGCTCCGAGATCAACACCGTTTGCCGTTTTGGCGTACAGTGTGACGCCTCCCTCGCCAGCTTCCTCAACAGTGCCCTCAATGGTGACGGTCACAGTGTCGCCAGCTTGTGGCATCACTTGTTCCTCACCGTCCATGATGGCTACCGCCTCAGTGGGTATCGTTATCTCGAATGGCATGATGATTATGCTCCGTAGCCGGTCTTGGAGTAGACGCGAGCGATGTGCTTAGGCTGGATGTTCTTGGCTGCGAAGAATGATTTGAAACCAACAAGGATGCGCTGGTTCAAAGGATCATTCTTGTCAGCTCCGGTCACAATGTAGACCGATGGGCTGTATGGGCTCTGGCTTCCGAGAGAGGGAACACCGTAAGCCTGAGCACCAACAACAACAGAGCCGTAAGCCTTGTCAGTTGCAGTCGAGTCGTAGGTGAACTGAGAACCAGCAGCATCAGCAATCCAAGGCTCAGTGGTTTCCACGAAACGGACACCGTGCATACGACCGATCTCACCGCGCAGACGAGCTTGTGGCTCAGCGTAGTGGTGCGCTTCTTGCCACTCGGAGTCAGACAGCAAGTCACGAGCCTGTTGGGGACCAACGATAGCAACGAACCCACCATCAATAGGAGTGGCAGCTTGAATCTTCAATGCCGTGGCGGCATCCAGCCAGTCGCTGGCATCAGCAGCGGTGATGGAAGCCCCGTAAGAAGTGGGTGAGCCGGAGTAGATGTTGTTTTCGGTTGGAATGCCGCCGTCATTGCTGAACAGCTCAGCGCGGATAACGCTGTCGAGCTTCAGAGCACTGTCACGACCAATGCGAAGAGTGGCTTGCTCGATGTTGTTGAACAATGCAGTTGCGTCAGCCAGATCAGAGATAGAGAGAATCTGACCGTATTGATTGAGAGGAGCCTCAACGTATTCGAGCTGTAGAGCCTTGGTGGTTGGCGTGGTTCCCTCGGTAAGAGAATCAACGTGACCAGCGTCTCCGGCTTCGTATCTGAAAAAGCGCATCGTCCGACCTCCAGCGCGCTCGGGCAAAGGAGCCTTCATTGCGAACTGGTCCAAAACGACAGTCTTTTCAATCGTGGCCAAAAGCTCGCGACTGAAGTATGTCTGCATTGCGTGTGAAATGTCGCCACCGGAGGCTCCGCCTCCGCCGCCATTTGTGGTGCTAATAGTAGAATCTGCCATAGTATTTCCTTACCTTGTGGCTGAGCGAGTCATGCGAAGAATCGCTTCACGCTGCTCCTCGCGGCTCATGTCGCCAAACCCTTTCGGGGCTGATCGACGAGGAACATCGCTCGTGCCTAAATTTAGTTTTCGTTTGTAGTTATCGAGCTCCTCGCGGAGCTTCTTGTTCTCGTTTGAAACTGTCTCGAGCCGCTTTGAGTTGACGTAGTATTCGGCAACCTCAACTGCATCCCGAAACCCAGACGAGTAAGTGGATAGGGCTGGCTTGTTCTTGAGCAAAAACTCGGTGGCCTTGTAGAGCTCACTCTCCGGATTGTTCAAGTCAGGCTTGTCCTTGACCAACTCACTCACGGAGTCCGACCATTCTTTTTTGAATCGATTGACCTCAACAGTCTTCTGGGCGTTCTCGCGTTTAGACCTAGCTTCCTTAGCCATTCGCATGGCTTCCTCTGCTAGTTCCGGTTCTCCCGAGTCGCGAAATCTTTCTGCCACCGCTTCGTAGACATCCGGTGATGCCTCGTCCCCTTTATTGGCGATCTCGTCGGCTAGTTTGTTCCGGTCTGATTCGAGCTGGATGCGCGAGGATTCGAGCTCCTCCTTAGCCACTCTGAGAGACTCACGTTCTTCTTGAAGTTTTTGCCATGTTTTCTTCTGGCGTTCTTCAGCTTTACGGAGTTTCTCGTATCTCGATTCAGTCTTCTCGTCAGACGTTTCTGACTGTTCAGAGTCAGTTGATTCAGCCGGTTTGGCTTCCTCCACTTGAGCCTCTTCATTTACAGCGATTGGCTCTTCCGCTGAGGGTGACTCTTGCTCTGGAGTGGCAGTGGGCGTTTCTGCCGGGGTTTCGCCCGAGATGAGACGCAGCATTGCGTCTCGGTCCATGGCTTCTGTCATATGTCTTCGCTATCATCGGAGTCCACGAGCAGTCCGTTCGAGACCAGCGTATCCAGAGCGGCAATGCCGTCCCTGAAGCCCATGGCGTATCCAACATTGTATTGAGCCTTGTCGGCTCCTCGGTCAATAGACGCAAAGCTTTGCTGAACTATCCACCGAAAAATTGTCATTTTAATTTTCTGCCCCAGTGGGCTGCTGAGGAAGCTGCTGAGGGCTTGGGCTTCCTCCTTGGTCCACTCCGGGGATTGGAGCCCCGGGTCCAGCTTGCTGAGGCGGTATGCCGCCTTGATCAGTTTGAGTAATCGCATCGGAAATTTCTTGAATCTCTATCGCCAGCTCGCGAGCAGCCTTGCCGTCTTGTTGCTGGAACTGCTCCATGTGCGCTCCAATGTGTTCTTGGATACGCTGGAGCTCGATAGGATCTGTCGGGGCATTCTGGGCACGCTTGAGTGCTAAGTAATCAAGCATGGTCCGAACGTGGGTGGCATGGTCATCACCGGGCTTCACCACAGCTGGGAAGCCGATCTTCATGACACTCAGCTCGACAGCTTGATCCTCTGCTTGGTCTGCTGCTTCAATCCCGGGATCAGTGAGCAAACGCTTAACGAGCCCAGAGTCATCAGCCTCGAGGACTGATCGCCTTAGCTCGACTTGATCGATGTTTGGATCGTTCACAAACATCTGGAAGCGAGCCACCGCCTTTTGGAAGTGAAACTGTTTGTTCACACCATCAGCCGATCCGCTAGGCACGATGTCGTAGTCCTCATGCAGCGCCTCTTGAGGAATCTTCTGCAACGTGTCGAGGTAATAAAAATTGAGGCTCGAGCGGTCGAACTGCGTCAGTAGCGACCAGCACTGCCTGTAGAGATCTCCCAAAAACAAGCGGAACGTCCGCATACGTAGATCAGCTGATTGACTGAACAGATTCCCGATTGCGCTAATTTCTGTAGCAGTCCTACGCTGGTTCTGATCGAGAGTCTGAGAGATCCCGAAGTCCGGAGTGCTTACCCGTTGTTGGGCGAGTTCCCGATAGAGAATCATGTGCTGATCAAACGAGATCGGCGGCTGAGGCATCGGGATTGGTTGTATGTCCTCCGGTAAAATTTGCCCGGGCTGAAAACGCAAGTTGGCTGTGTTAGGCAGCGCACGAGTCGAGCGAAACAAAGGCCTGTTGTAGAGCGACATCGTGTCATTCTTCTCGTTGAGAAGCTTGCTCAACGCTGATTCAAATACAGCAACGAGCTCAGTCACTCCCCGAGGGCTATACCATCCGGCATCCTTGTGCTCATACTGACAGCTCACAAACGGCGGCTTGCCGTGGCTGTAGGGCACTTCCATCGGTGGCCGGACTTCAAAGTTCAAGTCATGTGGACAATAGGTGTATATCGTCCATGTCTTGTCGTCGTTCTGGACGTATGTTTCCCAGATGACAATGGTGTCCTTGTCCGTATCAATGACACCCTCACGCTGCTTGGCTATCTGATGGCGATTGTGATCGCCTCGCTCTTTGGCGTTGCCTCCAGTCACGCGCTCAATGAAATCTTCATCCTGAGCGAACACTGACTTACGGCGATAACTGTCCGGCGAGTAGTGCTGAATGTGTGTGATGCGGTCAGCGGTCTCGATGTCCTTGCAGTAGCTTGGAACGACGAGATGCATCGGGTCCACGTTCTCGAAGCTCAGCTTCTGATCATCGAGGTTGTAGGTCACCTTGAGGATGCCACGCCCGGTCACGAGCATCGTGTCAATCGTCGAGATGATCTCCGTCTGTAGATTTGACCGCTGCTTCAGTTTGTAGTCCATCCACTGACTGGCAGCTGTAGTCAATGCAGCCTGTTGCTGCTTCAACGACACGAATGAGGCGACAGTATCGAGCGCAAACAGCTGCTGAACATAGTAGGGCTTGAGGTTGGTTATGATCGTGTCACTGAGAGGGAAATGGGCATCAGATGCACCGGGCCATGGCTTGTGCTTGCGTCTCAAGCCGTGGTGACGCATTTCGTAGAACTGACGCTGACGAGTTTCCCACGTGGAGCGGTCGCGCAAATCAGCGTAAGTCTTGGAGTATAGCTCCGAGTAATCCATTCAGCCCGAAATGCAATTGTTCGAGGATTTATTCAAACAGAAAAATGTCATTTATCCGCAATCGAACCCACGCCTCGAGTCCGGACTCTCCGTGTCGAGCTCCATCCCAGCGAAGATCTCTTCAATACTGGGCTTGCTGAACCGCTGCATGTAGTCGTGTTCGTGGCCCAGTGCGATGGCCATGCAGACTGCGTCAGCTCTGTCCGGGGAGGATAGCCCTCTGGATCGCATCTCCCCTTTAGTCTCAAGCTCAAGCTTCCCAGCCTTGTTGGCGCGACACCTACGGCTCGTGAGCTGAGCCATGAGCACCTCATCGTCTGGCATGATCAATTCGTTCTTCTCAATCAGACGAGCTGTCTCATACCACATCTCTGCCGCTAGGTTTGTAAACTTATCCGGGTTACGTGGACGGGCTCCAAAGTTGATGCGGTTGACCGGCCAGCCAGCGTCTCGCAACGCGTCTGCCATGGGGCGTCCCAAGCCGCCCTCATCGCAAAACACGTTCTCTGGCTTCAGTCCGGCTTTGGTGAACTCGAC